GCGCCTAATGTCAGCTTGGCGACATGGGGCACACCGTCGATGGTCACGCAGACCTCTCCTGCCAGCGGGTTCACCATCTACAGCGCCGCGACAAAGCTGATCTGGCCTGCGCTGGTCAGCGACATCTCATAGGTTGCCTCGCCATCGAACGTGCCTGCGTATTCGATAGAGGTAATCTGAAACGCCCCCTCGATCGTGCCAAAGGACGGGATGATCACCTGAAACTTCGGCGTCTCACCGTCAAAGAACACCTGACGCATCCGCTCGTCCGTCTCGGCATCGCGAAAAATGCCAGAGCCTGAGATGCTCGCTGTTTTCACCCCCGCGCCTGCCAGCAATTCACGCCAGCCGCCCGCGCTCTCTAGGCTGGTGACATCTACGCTTTCGGCGTTGAAACTGATCCGCGTCGCCCGCAGGCCTGCCGCGCTTTCGAACAGGCCGTCGCCGGTCATGTCCACTTTGACCAACAGGTCCTTGCCACTTTGTGCTGCCATGTCATTGCTCCTTGAATGAAAACGTTGGGCGTCAGTCGTCCGACACGCGCGCCCGGAAAATCAAATCGATGCGGCGGGTGTCGCCTGTGCCCACCCGCGCCGCTGCGGCCTTGTGAAAGCGAAAGCCAATGACGCGCCCCCGGCTCAGCGGCAGCGGCGCGCCCAGCAGCGCATCACTCACCGCTGCCGCCGCCCCCTTGGCTGACGCAAAGCCCGCCCGGTCCGTCACCACCGACACCGTGAATTCATGCACCGCGCCCGCGCCGCTGCCGTCAGAGGCATCGGTCACCTTCTCGCTGCCCAGCGCCACATAGATGCTGGGCACATCCCCCGGTGGCAGCGCGTCAAAGACCGCCGTGCCCACCAGATCGCCCAGCGCCGCATCCGCTGTCAGCCGGGCAAAGACCGCCGCCTGCAGCGCCAAAGACATCGCATAGCTCATCGCGCCACCTCCTCTGCCGCGTGGCAGACCAGATACCGCGCGCGGCTGTCCTGCTCTGTCACCGCCAAAATCGCATAGACGCGGCTGCCTTCGCGAAACCTTTGCCCGGCGATGGGCCGCGCATCAGACCCCGCCTGCGCCGCGCGCACCGTGATCTTCAGCGGTACCCGGCTTAGCTGCAGCGCATTCGCGCCCCGCGCCGCGCCGTTGCCCGCCTTGATCTCGGCCCACAGCGTGCCCAGCGACTGCCAGCTTGTCGCAAAGCCCCCCGCCAGGTCAGGCGTGCGCTGGGCGGCCTCTAGCACCAGCTTGCGGTTCAGCACTGGCAAGGTCATGTCCGCCCCCCCATGAACAGGCGCACCGTGCGATAACGCTCGATCAGCCCTGTCACGGTGAACGGCATGCTTGCGCCATGCAGAGCACCATCGCTGCGGTATTCGTAAAAATGCGCCGCCAGCAGCATGACCGCCTGCGCCAGATCAGGCGGCAGGTCCGACCACTCTGGCCCGTAGCCTGCCAGCAAGGTCACATCGACACGGCCACCGCGCGGCACACAAGGCAACGTCGCCCCCACCGCGATCAGCGCGGGCCGCTGCATATCCGGCTCCAGCGCATAGCGCTGCGCCGAGGCGGGCACCGCCGTGCCATTGCGGTCGATCTGCGTCACAGACCCGATCGCGCTAACCGGGGCCAGTGGCAGCGGCTGGCGATCAACCTCGCGCCACGCGGTCACGCTCCAGCGAAACTCGCGCTCTAGCAGCACCTTGCCCGTGCGCGCCTCGATCGACGCCAGCGCCGCACGCAGAAACGCCTCCAGCACCTCGTCCTGCAACCCGTCATCGGCAAAGCCCGACCCCAGTCGCAGATGGTCCTTCAACCCTGCCACCGGAAGCGCGGCGGCTGGCGCGCTGCTTAATTCGACTAACATCATGGAAATTCTCCGCAAATCTTGGTGGCATCTGGGTCTGACCGGTGGTCCGGGTGCGCTGCCACCCCGCATTGCTTGACGGAAGTAAGCAGCTGGACAACGCAGGGGTGTTCCTCCTGCGCAGCGCACCCGGCGTCTGCGCTGCGGCTGCCTCCCCAGGCCCGCAGCGCAGATCCTCGATCAGGCGACCGCGAACTTCAGCAGCTTGATCGCTGCAAAGTCACTGACGGCACCGCCCACGCGCTTGGTGGCATAGAACAGCACATGCGGCTTGGCGCTGAACGGATCGCGCAGCACGCGCAGATCGGGGCGTTCGGCCACAGTGTAGCCTGCGCCAAAGTCACCAAAGGCAATCGGCGTGGTGCCATCACCCGCATCGGGCATGTCTTCGGCAATCAGCACCGGATAGCCCAGCAAACGCGCAGGCTCCCCCGATGCTAAACCGTCGGACCACAGGAAACGGCCATCCGCGTCCTTCAGCTTGCGCACCGATCCCGCGGTACGAGAGTTCATGACGAACACAGCGCCCGCGCGGTATTCAGCGCCAAGCGCATAAACCAGGTCGATCATCGCATCGGTCTCGCCCAGCTCGCCATTCACGCCCGTCGGCACATAGCCGATGTTGCCCCAGGTCCAGACGTCGTTATCCACGCTGGGATAGGACAGAATGCCCTTGGGCTTATCCACCCCGTCACCGTTCACAAAAGCAGCCGCTTCAGAACGGGCAAACTTGTCCGCAATGCGCTGCGCCAGCCAGCCTTCGATATCGAACGCGCTATCATCCAGCAGACGCTGGCTTGCCTTGGGCAGCGCCGACAGCTCGTGCAGCGGGATGGTGATGCGGTCGATGACGGGGGTGTCAGTCTCGTCCTGCGATGCGGTCTCGGTCGCCCAGCCGGCACCCATTTCGGTGTGATCCACCAGCACATCATAAGACGTCGCATCCACATTCACGACATTGGCAATCGCGCGGATGCTGGCCGTCGTGGACAACGTCGACTTGATCGTGTCCGACGTCTGCGGGTCCACCAGATAACCGCCGTCGCCCGACACCGCCGTCGACATGCCTTTACCTTCCAGCGCCAAACCGCGCAGACCGTCATCCTCGCCAGAGCGCAGATAAGCGGCAAAGGCTTTCTGGTGCGGTGCCTCGACCTCAGCACCCATCGCCAGTGCGGGGCGGTTCATCATCATCGTCTTGCGATCCAGCTTGTTCATACGGTCATCCTGTTTTTGCAAAGTGGCGGAAATGCCGGTGGAAAAGTCTTTAAATTCAGCCACAAAACCGCTGATCGCGGTCCGCAGCGCCTCGGCCGGAGAAGACAAAGCTTCCCCGGTCCGAGACTCTTTCTCGGGTGTCGTCATCATGATCCTCTCGAGGTTGGTTTGGCTGCGATCAGCCTTGGCGCAGCGCCGCCGCGGCATCGGTAAACACCGCCGCCAAATCACGCAGCGCAGCACCGCCCGGGTCCTCGGCCTTGGCCGCAACCCGTGCATCGGGAAGCATGGGGAAGGTGACCAGCGACACCTCCCACAGCTCCATTTCTGACAAAAGGCGCCCGCCCTTGTCGTCCTTTGTGGCCCGCAGCGTGCGATAGCCGATGGACAGCCCGTCAATCGCCCCCGCCGCCACCAGCGCCGCCGCCTCGCGGCCCTTGGCCACATCGGTCAGGATACGCCCCTTGACCCACAGGCCCCGCGCGTCCTCGCGCACCTCGTCCCACACGCCAATCGGCTGGGCCGGGTCATGCTGCCACAGCATCTTGACGCTGCGCCCCTTGGCCTTCAGCTGCGCCAGCGACGCGGCATAGGCCCCCTTGGCCACACTGTCGCCGCCTTGATCGCGCTGTTCAAACAGCGACGCATAGCCCGAAATCTCGGTCCCATCCGTGACCTGCAACACCGTCTCCGGGGCGCAAAACTTATGCTCTAGCGTCATCCTCAATCCCTCCTGTCCCACTTACACCCGCGCCAGATGGCGCAAGATTTCCAGCACCAGCAGGCCGCTCGCCCCGCAAGCAAGGCCCCAGACCTGCCATTCCAGCCGCCGCAGCAAACGCTCGATCCCTGACAGGCGTGCGCCAATCTGCGTGTTCCAAGGGTCATCCCCCCGCACGGGCGCATCGCTGCGCGGCGCAACCGTCAGTTTGACGATCTTCTCGCGCATCACTCCACCTCCTGCGCCGGCAGCCCCAGCAACCGCCGCTTTTCCGCGTCGCTTAGGAAACTGGCCTCTGACACCCGCCGCCACTGACTGTCACGCTCGCCCGACAGCGCCGCGATCTGGTCAAGGTCGGGGCGAATATCCAGCCGCTCGCCGCTGAAATCGGACAGCCAGTCTGCAATCGCGCTCGTCACCCGCGTCGCAAGCGGCAGCACCGTTAGCCGGTAAAACGCCCGGTTCGCCTCTTGGTAATTGGCGTAGGTCGCGTCCCCCGGGATCCCCAGCAGCATCGGCGGCACACCAAAGGCAATCGCGATCTCGCGCGCGGCAGCCTCTTTGGTTTTCTGAAACTCCATATCGGAGGGCGAAAAGCCCATCGGCTTCCAGTCAAGGCCCCCCTCCAGCAACATCGGTCGCCCCGCATTGCGCGCGCCTTGATGCTGGCTCTCCATCTCATCCACCAAACGCGTGTACTGATCATGGCTCAACTGGCTTTGCCCATCCGCGCCGCGATAGATAATCGCGCCAGACGGCCGTGCCGCATTATCCAGCAGCGCCTTGGACCAAGCGCTTGCCGCGTTATGCACATCCACCGCATTCGCTGCCGCCTGCATCGGGCTGAAACCATAGTGGTCGTCCTGCGGATGAAAGCTCTTGATATGGCACACGGGGCTCACATCCCCCGCGACGTCAAAGCGCGCCTTGCGCCCGCCGACCGTGTATTCATAGGCGGCAGGCCAGCCATCCGCGCCAGGGATCACCCGCATCCGGTCCGACCGCAGCACATGCATCTCGACCGGCAGACCGCCCTCGCCGACACCTTCCAGATAGGCATTACCGTTCAGCAAAAGCTGCCCGTAAACCGCCTCCAGCAGCTCTGCCGTGCCCTGCGCGCCGTTAGGCCGCGCCAGCAAATCCTGCACCGGATGCGTGTCATACCGCTGCACGCGGTCCTGCACGACCAGCGGCAGCGCAGCTGCTGCCTCTGCAATCAGCTTCACCGCGCGAAATCCCACAGGGTTCGTCAGAAACCCGGACCGCGTCAGCGTGCCCGTATCCCGCGCACCCCAAGCCGCCCGGCCATGGCTGGCAATCGCCACCAAAGGACCAGCAGCAGAGGCTTTGACCTCTGGCACCGCCTCCGCGCGCCCAGCCCCCTTGCCGAAGAATTCAAACATCGCCACCTCCTTGGTCCCGCCGCACGTCATTCGATATCAAATGTTCTGACATCCAAATCTGAACGATCCCCGCCCCCACCGCCCGCGCGGCAAAGGCGGGGCGCAACGCCCTACAGGCTGCGCATACGCGGCGCGTGCCAGCCCTGCGCCGGGCCGATCATCAACTCGTGCAGCGCCCAGACCAGCGCATCCACCCGGTCAGGCGACCCTGACCCCGCAAAGCCGCCCGTCGTCATCAGACACATCTGATCCTCGAGCGTGGACAGACCCCGCACATGTGCCACGCGGCCCTGCTCATACAGCGCCGCCACAGGCTCGGCCCGCGCCACCTTGCCCTTGGTCGCCGTCACCTTGCGATAGGGCACCAGCGGATCGACCTGCCGCACAATCGCCTCGACCATATCGCCCCCCTGATTGACCTCGGCCACCAACCGGTCCGCATTATGCCGCCGCAAGGCCGCCACCGCCGCCCGCGCCCATTCCAGCGGGGATGCCGCCTGCACCGTTGCGTCCTCTAGCACATAGGCTTTCCAGTTCTGCGGCGGCCCCTGTGTGATCGCGCCCGCCACCACGATCCCGCAGGCGTCCGATCCCTTGTGCCCTGTCGTCGGCGGGTCCACCGCCACGATGATCCGGTCGAGCACGGGCACCGCCGTCACCAGCGCGTCCTCCAACGCCCCGCTCGACCACAGCGCCCCCGGCGCATCCGACAGCAGCACCCCGTCCAGCTCTTGCCGCCCTTGCCGCGTCCCGGCAAAGCGCCGCTGCACCTCCTCTAGGAACCCCGGCGCAAGGTTCGCCGCATTGGCAAAGGTCGTCGCATGGGTCTGCACCGTGCTGCCCCGCTCCAGCATATCGCGCAGCACCGGCACATTGCGCGGGGTCGTCGTGATGCACGCCCGCGGATCACGCCCCAGCCGCAAACAAAACTCCACCATGTCCCAGGTCGCCTGCCCCTGCTTCCACTTCGCCAACTCATCCGCCCAGACCGCATCAAACTGCGGCCCGCGCAGCGCCTCTGGGTCAAACGCCGAATACAGGAACGCCACCGCGCCATTTGGCCAACGCAGCATCTTGCGCCCCGCGATCCATTCAGGCCGCCGGTCCTTGGGCGCGCAGGCCATGATGCCACTGTCGCCGAACACCATCACCTCGCGCGCCTGATCATAGGTCTCGCCAATGATCCCCACACGTCGCGCCCGCCCCTTGGCGCGCGGCACTGGCCCCTCGACCATCGACCGCACCCATTCCGCGCCCGCCCGCGTCTTGCCTGCACCCCGCCCGCCAAGGATCACCCAAGACCGCCAGTCACCTGGCGGCGGCAGCTGGTGCGGCATCGCCCAGAACTCAAACAGGTGCGGCAGGGCCCGCAGTTCCCGGTCGCTCAGCCCGGCTAAAAACGCCGCCCTCTGTTCCGGCGGCGCGGATGCGATCAAGCCTGCGCCCAATGTCATCGCGGATGTCGTCATGGTTGATGTCCGCGTCGTCCGTGCCTTGCCCGAATTTCTCAATGAACTGTTCCTCGGCTTTCAAAAGGTGAACATGGGTCGCCTGTAGTTCCGCCAGCTTCACGGCATGCGCCTTGGACGGCAGCCCGCCCGGCCCCCCGATCAGTCCAAGTTGTTCAAGAAATGTCGCCTTTAGCGCGGTATAAAACCCCGCCAGCTCGCGCACCCGCGCAAGCGCCTCCGCCCGCCCAAAAGGCGCCGCGTCATCCGGTTCTGTCATATGATTAAAACCTGTCCGAAAGCTTCCGTGACAGTAGAGTCCGTCCCAAGCCCCAATCAGATGGGAGGCAGGCGCAAAGGGATCAGTCTTCCAGCTCGCCACCAGCCTGCGGCAAAAACCCTAACAAAGCATGAGCCACAAAAAAGGGCTGCACGGTCCTGTTAAGAAACCGTGCAGCCCTAATTTTCGCGCGCAGTCTGGCTTAGTTGCCGCTTGCCTGCTCCGCCTCGATCTTGCGCCACGCCGCAACGTTGCGGTTGTGCTCGTCCAGCGTCACAGCAAAGGCGTGACCGCCGCTGCCATCCGCCACAAAGAACACAAAGTCCGTGGTGTCCGGGTTCAACGCAGCCTCGATGCTGGCCTTACCGGGGTTCGCAATCGGGGTCGGCGGCAGCGCTGGAATCACATAAGTGTTCCAAGGCGTTGGCGCATCCAACTCGCTGCGGCGCAATCCGCGGCCCAGAATGCCTTCGCCTTTGGTGACGCCGTAAATCACCGCCGGGTCCGTCTGCAACCGCATGCCGCGCTCCAGCCGGTTGACGAAAACACTGGCCACCTGACGCCGCTCTGTCGGCACGCCGGTCTCTTTTTCGACCAAGGACGCCAGGATCAAGGCTTCCTCCGGCGTCGCCACCGGCAGCCCGTCAGCCCGCGCAGCCCAAGCATCAGCCAAAATCTGCTCCTGCGCCGCCTGCATCCGCGCAATAATCGCCGCCCGGTCACCGCCGGGCAAGAACTCATAGCTATCGGGCGCAAGGCTACCCTCAGCTGGCGTATCGGCAATCTCGCCGTCCAGAATATCAATCTCGCGCAGCGCATTGGCAATCTGCCAGCTCGTCACGCCCTCGGCCACGGCCAGACGATAGCGCGTATCAGCCTCTTGCTTGACCGCCTCATATTCCGCCGGGGCTTCGTCCACCGCAGGATCGAACTCTGCCACTTCGGCATAGTTGCTCGTCGCCGGATCCAGCTCGCGCACCTGCACCAGATTGCGCCGCACACCCACGCGGTACACCACTTCGGTGCCGCAAGTGCTTTGCCCGCTGCTGGTCACCAGATCAACGATCTCGGCCATCGACGCGCCTTCAGGCACCAAAAAGCTACCCGCTTTCAGGCTTCCAGACCGATCCGTATAATCAGCCCCCATCCGGAAAATCGCACCAGAGCTGACAGCCCCCTGATCTTCCAGCTGCGCGCTGACCAGCCGCATGTTCGACCCCGGCGCGACCTGCAAACAAATGCCCTGCGCTAAAGGCCCCGCAGCCTTATAAGACTGCGTGCCCCAGACGATCACGCCGGCCCCTAGAAACAGGGCCACGATCAGAAACGTAATGCCGTTCGCCGCAATATGTCGCCACATTAGCGGACTTTCCCCAGCACCAGCGTCGCATTCGTGCCGCCAAACCCGAAGGAGTTCGACAACACCACGTCGATCTTACGTTCAACCTTGCCGTTTGCGCACAGGTCAACGGTCGTCTCGCAGTCCAGATCTTCAAGGTTGATCGTCGGCGGCGCGACCTGATCGCGGATCGCCAAAACGCCAAAGATCGCCTCGATCGCGCCAGCAGCGCCCAGCAGGTGCCCCGTCATCGACTTGGTGGACGACATCGTCAGCTTTGCTGCCGCTTCCGGTCCAACCAAACGCTCGACCGCGCCCAGCTCGATGGTGTCGGCCATCGTGGACGTGCCATGCGCGTTTACATAGTCGATCTGGCTTGGCTCAATGCCTGCATTGCGGCAGGCCGCCCGCATCGCCCGCTCTGCACCTTCATGGTCAGGGGGCGGCGCGGTGATGTGATGCGCATCGCCAGACAGGCCGTAACCCAAGACTTCCGCATAAATCTTCGCACCGCGCGCCTTGGCGTGCTCGTACTCTTCCAGCACCACAATGCCCGCACCTTCGCCCATGACAAAGCCGTCGCGGGTCTTGTCCCAAGGCCGGCTCGCCTTGGCAGGATCATCGGTGTATTTCGTCGACAGCGCCTTGCAGGCGTTAAAGCCCGCAATACCGATCTTGCAAATCGCCGCTTCCGCGCCGCCCGCAATCATCACATCCGCATCGCCATGCTGGATCAGACGGCTCGCGTCGCCAATCGCATGCGATCCGGTGGAACAGGCCGTCACGACCGAATGGTTCGGCCCGCGGAACCCGTAACGAATGCTGACCTGACCCGAAATCAAGTTAATCAACGCGCCGGGGACAAAGAACGGCGACACGCGGCGCGGGCCCTTCTCTGCCATCATCACAGCCGTATTCGCGATCGAATTCAGACCGCCGATACCGGACCCGATCAAAACGCCGGTGCGCTCTTGATCTTCGCGCTCTGTCGGCATCCAGCCGCTGTCTTCCACAGCCTGCTGCGCCGCCGCCATGCCGAACAGAATAAAGGTATCAACCTTCCGCTGCTCTTTGGGCTCCATATACTTGTCACCGTTAAAGGTGCCGTTCGTCCCATCACCCAGCGGTACTTCGCAGGCATAGTTCGTCACAAGCCCTTCGGTATCGAAACCCTTGATCGTCCCGGCCCCGGACTGACCGTCCAGAATACGCGACCAGCTTTCCTCAACTCCATCCGCCAGCGGCGTGACAAGTCCAAGTCCTGTTATAACGACGCGGCGCATCATTGATCCCCTCAACACATAATTCCGGCCCTGATACCGCGACAGGGCGCAAATGGGCAAGAGGCGAGCCTCATTCCTGCGTGATCCGCCCAAAGCTTGCTGACCCCACATTGTCGCTCCGGTCCCGCCACCACTTCTTGTGGTCGAAAATACCTTGGGGGGACGCTGATTGGTGCGCCACTAGTTCAAGAACCAGCCGGCGGCGGGCAAAGCCCCCAATGGATCGGACCAGCACCGCTGGTCCGATCCCTCATCACCGCACAACAAAAAACGGCCCCCGCTTCACGCAAGGGCCGCTTTAAATCAAAGCCCCCGACCCTCAGGTCAGCGGCAAAGGGATACGCTTACTGCGCGCCCTTGATGAACTTCACGGCATCGCCGAAAGTC